CGCACCCCCAGATGTCACTGTTAAATCAGTATTATCACCTTCAATTTTTTCTCCAGTGCCAAATGTAACTCCTACGTTAGCGGGAACTATAACATCAGCAACAGCAGTAAGATTTATGTTGTTTCCTGAGATAGTAAGGTCTGTGCCATCACCTTCAATTTTTTCTGCATCATTACCAAATGTTAACCCTACGTTTGCAGGTACGTTAATATCTGTTGTTGCTGTTAGGTTAATGTCGTTCCCTGATGCAAGTGTAAAATCTGTACCATCAGAGGATATGTGTTCTCCACCTTTATCAAAGAAGTATAGCTTTCTATCGTCAGCTATACGAACAACTTCGTTACCATCATATTGTTGAAATATTAAATCATCAGAATCTACACCAAGTTTAACAACCTGTGCTCCTGCAGTTCCATCCATGTCTATGACTAACTGTAAAGTTCCGTCATCCTTAAACTCTATATTACCACCGGCAGCATCAATAACTATGTCATTGGAAGAATCCAATGTTATATCAGTACCGTCATTGGTTATTGAATCTAATGCTATACTGCCAACATTTGAGAAATTAGAATCAGTAACTGTTAAGTTACCACCTATAGAGGCATTTCCACCTACAGTAAGATTTCCCGTTACATTATTTATTGCCTCTACTACATTTGTGCCATCACAAAATAAAAATGCTGTTGTTCCATTTGGTACAGCGATACCACTTGCACCATCTGGTTTAACTGTTACTGCCTGTCCAGTGGCATTCTTTACAATATATACCTTGCTTGCAGCTGGACATAAAAGAGTTGCTGCACCACTTAGATCAGAAGTTGTGTCTGTGAGATTTAGTATTGCAGCTCTTGATTCAGATGTTGCCCCATCTGCCGTTGATAGCGTAGCTGAATTACCAACCCAGGTGTTTATAGTCTTTAACCCAGCAATAGCCTCTTCTACCATGGAGGTTACCTGCTCGTTAACTGCAGTACCCCATGTACCACTCAACTCACCTTGTACAGGTAAGGCAAGTTTTAATATAGAAGTATATTGAGTAGCCATCTAAAATCTCCTTAAAATACTAATACACCATAACATAATATTATACAATACGGATTATAGCGTTACTAGCGTCTGCGGCAGGAAACGTTATAGTAAATGTACCTGATACAGACGATTTATCTTCTCCAAAATCTAATACTGCGACTGAAGGAGTAGTACCTCCAGATTTATATATTAAAGCTCCTCTAGCTGTTATAGAAGAGGAAGTCCAGCTTGTGTCTGAAAAATCTACAAACGCTGTAGTTCCGGACGTAGTTGAATTACTTGCAATCGTTAACGTGTTACCTCCTGCAGTATAACCTGTTCCTGATATCTCGTTAGTAGTAGAGTATACTGTAGTGTCTGCACTTAAATCTGCACTTGATGTATATAGTGCTATTTTAAATGACTGAGAAGTATCGCTACTAAAATCCATCTCTCCATCTAATAGAGCTTTTTTAAACGATGTGCACATGGCTTGTTTTATTGCCATATAAACTCCTAACCAACTGGGTTTCTAGCTTGTCCAGAACGGTATACGTCTTGTCGTAACTTACCATCTGAAGTATTTTTAAGTAAAGTTATAGATTGTAAATAATGTTTTTCATAAAGAGCAACCATGTCAGCTTCTCCTTTCATAAATCTTATAGCCTCTATTAAAGCACCATTTAACAGTGCTGTATCAAAATTATCTCCCAAATATGTGCCGCCTGCAGTAACTATTGACGTAGGATACTTAGCATATATGTGCTCTAATGTATAATTAGCGTCTGGAATTGGAGAAAACATAAACTTTACATTTGAACCTGAAGTGCTGTGATAAGCATAAAACTTTGGTAGCCCACGTTTAGCAGTTGTAGTTACGGGGTATGCCTCTCTTAGAAAACTAACATCTTTATTTAACAAAAAAGTCTGAGTATCGTTATTTACTATTGCTAAACTATAAGTATATAAATATCCATCAGGTGTAGTATACAGCTCATTACCAGCAGTTAAGCTACCACTATCTACATTACGCATTACTGGTAAATCTACAGTATTAAATATCTTTTGTTCTGCCTGTTGGGCAAACAATGCAAACTGATCGTCTGTAAATGTATTTTCACATACATCTGCTATGTTTGCTTTTAATGAAGTGTAGTTCATAGTTGCCTCATTACGTTATAGTTACCGATACTGTACCAACAGTGCCTGTAGCCACTAAATTATTAGGTGTAAGAGAGAAAGGGTCTTTACCACGTCCTACAGGGTTAAACCCATACTGAATATTTCTGCTAGCATCTCGCTCTGCAAAGTCAGGTCTTGCATTCTGTATAGCCTGTGGATCATGTACAGGGTACCTACCCAGTTCATTCTGTGGGTGATCTTCATCCCAACAGTCGTCACAGGCTTTGATGTTAGTATCTACACCTCTTGTAATCACACTTCGTAGTTCACGTAGTTTATATTGAAACCCACATACATCACATATTCCTAATGCTTTTCTACTTGAAGCGTATTTAGATGGCATATTATATCCTACCTATTCTTGGGACAAAGTTCTCTGACGTCTTTTCTCTATCTTCACCAGCAGCCAGTGCATATTGTTCATCATATACTTTTTTTAACATATCAATTCTACCCATCAACTCAGGTACTTTCATAGCAATGTGATAAGCCAGACCTGCAACAAGGCAAGGTAGGAAACGAAATACAACATCTGATGTTTCTACACCATTGCCTGCATCCTGTATTCTTCTCATTCTAAAATACACAAATGTATAACTCTGGTCAGGTACAGGCCATAGGTTTATTCTAGGTGTTATTAGCCTCTCTATAAATACCTGTATTGGTCTACCTGTTGTTAACTTGTTAGGGATTGATGCGTACGTGCTTACGCCTATACGACTTATAGTGAGGTCAGACTGTGTAGAAGCATTGCCTGCATTTGTTCTTATAACTTGATCTAATAAATCTATGGTGTCAGCTGGTAAGTCGTATTGTGCAGTTCCAGACGTAATAGATAGAGTTCCACTATCTATAGTCCACATGTTAATACCACGGTTCTGCCATTCTATGGTCATTAGGTTCATAGACCTACGAGCTGTAGCTAGGTCATAACCTGACCTCATCTCTCTGCCAGCACGTTCCCAAGCCTCTTCGGCTATCTCTGTAAAGTCTAAGTCAAACGCTGTAGTTCCTGAAGTAGCCATTACTTACCAGCTTTTTTAGTTTTAGTATTTCCTTTTTTTGTAAGTCCTTGCATTATTTTTTCAGCCTCTTTTTTAGAAAGTGTTTCTGTAGAAACAAGCTCCCCGCTTTTGTGTCTTACATTATACAAAGACTCGCCCTTTTTATCAGTACCAACCTCAACCATTTTTAAATTTGACATATAATCTCCTTATCTTATTTTTGCTTTCCTAACACCCTGTCTAGCAATTCCAGACCCACGAACAGTAGAACCTTTCTTAGGTTTAGGTTTGTTTCTTTTAACTGCTCCGCCTTTTTTCATTTTAGGCATGTTTCTTTTTTCTTTGTCTGCTAAATCAGGTCTACCGTTTTGCAAGAAAAATTGAGATAAGCTAAACTGGTCAGAAGCAGGGCCTTCAAAGTATTCTTCTCTTAACCTTTGCTCTTCTTTATCCATGTTAGCTACCCTTCATGGTAATCATTTTAGCATTCCTAACGCCTTTTGAAGCCATACCACAACCTCTAGGTTTACCAGATTTTACACTGCCTCCAGGTTTGTAGCTTTTAACAGCTCCACCTTTTTTCATTTTACCTACACCATCAGCGGCATAAAATGGAACTTTGTCGCCTTGTTTATTGGTGACCATTTTTAGTGGCCCTCCACCAGCAGACATCATTTTCTTTTTCATTTTGCCCCCGCCAGACATTCTGTTTTTAAGAGGTACGTTTTCTGTAAATTTACCCATTGTATTCATTACTCCTGTACCTACATTTTTTAAAGCGTTTTTCATGCCTTCAGTAACGGACATTTTCTTAGGTTTTTTACGTTTAAAATTTTTTGGCCCCGCACTAGGATTAACTTGTTTACTTACGTCACTTCTATTCATAAAAATCTCCTAAGCATGGAATATTGTTAACATATCTACTACGTCAACTGTATATTTTACAGACAAGCCATCTTCAAATAGTACACCTTCTGAAGGTATAGTCCTGTCTACGGTTGTGTTTGCTGTTCCAATAGTTCTAGCTTTAAATATAGTAGTGCCATCTTCAGGAGCTCCATTAATAAACTCTAAAGTGCCTGCAGTACCACCTGATACTATAGACATGCCCTTAAGCCTAACTCTATTGCTCCCTAATACTGCTTGAGCACATAATGTTCCTGAACCGACTGTTATATTTGCTGCATACTGTGCTGAGCACTCTACAGCAGTTACTGTCAAGAAAAGTTTAGTCCCTGCAACAGCTTCGGCAGAACCAGTAGAAGTTATAACTTCTGTCATAGCATCACCAAAGACATCTGTGCCTGTTATGGTACAGGTTTTAGCATTGTCACCTGTACCAGCAGTTGTTACTGTAACATTTCTAGCTGCTCCTCCTGCAAAAGTAGTGTTAGCCATTGTAGCAGAAGTGTTTGGTCTAGCTGCGGTAACTAAACGATTTGCAGAAGCTGCGTTCTCATCACTTATTGTTAAGACTTTTACATCTGATAATCCCATATACGTATCTCCTGATATTTAAATTAGCCATTGGCATAATCAAAAGCCGCACCATGGATTTTAATTACAATCTTTCCAGCTGTATACGCAGCTTCCGTAGCATCCCCTGTTGTAAGATAAAGATATTTCTTACTCAAAGCCGCTAGAGTAGCTCCTGCATCTGCTTCGTTATGTAAACCTAAAGTTAAATCACCATTGTTAAATAACTCAGTTCCACTTGTTAAAGCAGCATTTTCTGCTGTAGTACCTGTTGCAGAGCAATTTAAGTTGATATCTGGATCACCACCTGTAGGTACTTCCAAACAAATAAACTCTAATTTATAGGGAATACCATTTACTGCACTGGTTAATTCAGCAATATAAGCATTAGCTGCTCCACCATCTGTACCGATAGCGTCATTAGCAGTTCCACCAGATGCTAAACCTCCATGAAGGTCTATAAGAATTGTAGTAACAATATCACCGCCAATTTTGTTTACAAAAGTGTTAATTGCTGCATCGGCAATACCAGAACCATGTGCATTAGGTGTTATATTAAGGATTGTAGCTGCTGTACCTAAACTAGCGTTATTTGCACCAGTTGTTGTTCCTGCAGCAACTATGTTGTCTCTTCCAGAAGTAGCAACTTTTTGTACTTCAAGAACGCCACCACTTGTAGCGACAATATGGTCAGTAAATGTTCCTAGAGTAGAACTCTTTGCTACTGCTTTAAATCCGTTTTCGGAGCGGACTGCACCGTTAAAAGTTGTATTAGCCATGTTATTCTCCTTGTCTCGGCTACTGTCAGCTTACGCTGTCAAGGTTAATTTATTTTAGTATATAGTAAAAAAGGGTGACTATCAAGCCACCCTTTAAATTTAGTTAGGCTCCTGGGGAACCAAAGATACCCAGCGGATCAGATACGCCAAAGCTATATCTTTCTCTTGCCTTGTATCTGCTGTTACCTGTGTCAAAGTCAGCATCCATAGATGTTGCCATTGGACTACGTGTGAAATGTTTTAAACCATTTGGAACGTCAGTCATAATAAAGAAAGCGTCTGTATCAGTCAAATAGTGATTGATAGTGTAGCCTTCTGGAATAGAACCGTTGTTCTTAAGTGCGTTCAAATCATTGTCCGCAGTTCCGACACGTCCTTCTGTCTCTAACAACCTAGTTGCCACAAACTGTAGGTTTGTAGGTATAACCAACTTTCGAGGTCTAGCCGCAATCTTCAGGCCTCTCTCGTCTGTCCACCCACCGATCTGAATAACTGCCGCTTCAAGAGAAGTTTCGTTAAGATCAGCAGCAACAGCTGGTTCGTTAGAGTTAGTGCCACCTGAAACC